CTGGGTTACAGGTGAAAAGGCAGGTGAGAAAGGGTCAGTTAGGACTAGGTATTGCGTCGTCGGGCAAGCTAGACCTAATTGGTTCGGTGCTGATGTAAAATATCCAAAAAGTGTCTGTAATTCTGCTGGCTTCGGGCCATCCACAGGGTTGATCTATACCTGTGTGGAGCTAGTAGCTTACTTAAGACGCTTTGCGGAGTTCCGTCAGCGCTCGGTTGGTAATGTGCGCGTCCTCCAGGCGCGTGCAGTTCAGTGGTGTAAGGAGCATGGGATTTCGGATGTTGATGCTGCGATTTTCCGTGCACCTTCTGTGATACAAGCCTTCACTTTGATGGAAGGTGAGTTAGCTGCCCACCAGCTTGGCAATTCCACCAGTTTTGCCAACAGTGTGCGCGTTTCTAACTTGCTCGAAAAAGAAGTGTTGGACACCGCTACCGATCGTTCCGTATTGTCGTGGTTGTTGGGAGCAACCCCACTACGATCCCTTGTAGGTGACATCCAGATTTATCACCCCAAATTGAAGTTTTATCAGTTTGGGCTGGAGGATAATATCCCCGACATTTATCGTAATGTCGGTGTCCCCTATATTGGATTCCTGCCATGGTTCCGATTGCGCCAGTTACTGACCCCGGTAGTCAGTATCCCTCTCCATTGAGGGGGGCCGACTGTTACTCAAGCCTATTGCCATGGACTACTCAACACTGGGGATGTGTTGGGAAAGCATGGTGTGGGATCCATTCTTGAGGTACCTTCAGTTGGCCAGTGCGAGGGTAAACGACGTGTTTACCGCGCTCATTGTCCTGATGTTCCAGATAATGAGCACCCCACGTGGATTGCAAACTCCTGTGTTTGCAACGAGATGCATGGCCTACTGGGTCGTGTATTGAGGACGGTTCCGCCTTCAACGGTGGATGGTGTGGCATCAGCTGTTCGCGCAAGCAAATGGTTGACTGGCAAGATAAGGGCTGCCAGTGGGGGTGTGATAACTCCTGTGTCATATCAACAAGTATATGAAAAGTATGCTGGCTCTAAGCGTAAAACCTATGAGCTGGCCCATGCCTGGATACTACGACATGGTGGTGCACAGCGCCAACATGCGAAGGTGTCTTCCTTCATTAAAGCGGAAAAATCATACGCTGATCCGAAGGCACCGCGGGTAATACAAGCACGCGATCCAATATATAATTTGGAGATTGGTACTTTTCTAAAACCAATAGAGCACGCTATTTATAATCTCACTGCATTCAAATGGATGGTTGGGGGGAGTAAATATTGTGGAGGTTTTAAGTTTTCTCGGTTCGTCGCCATAGGGATGAATAAGTTCGAGAGGGCTCTTACTATAGCGTCTATAAT